AAGAGAAGACCTGAATATTTTAATATGAAATACAGGGCTGTGGTAAAATTATTTCAAAGTCATGCAACAGATTTTAATAGTATTCCTACGCCTGAGCAAGTAAGTGCGGCGTCTGGTATAGCATTAGAACCTATTCCAAATGTAACTGCAGATCATCATGAATGGTTTTTAAAAGAGTTTGAAGTATTTTGCAGACATAAAGCATTGGAAATGGCCATAATTGAAAGTACTGATTTATTAGAAAAGCAAGAGTATGGTATTGTTGAAAATAAAATTAAAGATGCAAGTCAGGTTGGACTTGTAAAGGATTTAGGATTAGATTACTTTGAAAATCCTAAAGAAAGATTACAATGGATAAAAGATCAATCTGGAGCAGTAAGTACAGGCTGGAAAGGAATAGATCACAAACTGTATGGCGGTATGAACAGAGGTGAAATGACAATTTTTGCTGGTGGTTCTGGTGCAGGTAAAAGTTTATTTTTACAAAACTTTGCAGTTAATTGGGCATTAGCAGGATTTAATGTTGTATATATTAGTTTAGAGTTGAGTGAACAATTGATTAGTATGCGACTTGATAGCATGGTTAGTGGCTATGGCACAAAAGAGATAATGAAAAACATGGAAGATGTAGATTTAAAAGTGCGTATGAAATCCAAAGGTGCTGGTAGACTTAGAGTAAAAGCGATGCCTAATGGTGTTAATGTAAATGACATAAGAGTATTTTTAAGAGAATATGAAATATCTTGTGGTGAAAAGGTTGATTGTTTGCTGGTAGATTATTTGGATTTAATGATGCCTATTAGTGCAAAAGTAAGTGGCAGTGATTTGTTTATTAAAGACAAATATGTATCTGAAGAGTTGCGTAATTTAGCAGTAGAAAGAGACTTATTATTTGTTACTGCATCGCAGTTAAACAGAGGTGCTGTAGAGGAAATAGAGTTTGATCATCATCACATAGCAGGTGGTATTAGTAAAGTACAAACAGCAGATAATGTTGTGGGTATTTTTACAAGTAATGCTATGCGAGAAAAAGGCAGATATCAAATACAGTTTATGAAAACACGTTCTAGTAGTGGTGTAGGTACAAAAGTAGATTTAAGATTTGATCCTGATACATTAAGGATAGAAGACTTACAAGATGGCGATGAAGATGCAATGACAATGACTACAAGTAGTTTAGTTGATCAACTTAAACGCAATAACAGTATAAAAGCAGAAGAGCCTGAAGCACAAGATGTTATCTCAGGTGCAATGAATATGAGAGAGTTCTTTAAAAAGAATGATCAATAAAATGATAAATAGCATTATATATTTTTATTGGAGACATTGTGCGTAAAACACGAAGTATATTAGAAGAACTAAATCAAATATCTGTAGACAGAGACAGAGATCATGTTGTATCTAATAGAGGTGAGCATGTCATTGCAAGTGCAATCAGTTTATTGGAACAAATAGACAGTAATTATGATCCTGCTACTGCTAAAGATCTACAAAATAGATTAGTTAATAGTATAAAAAGCAGAGATGGTAAAAAGTTCTCCAGAGGTATTGGTAAAATAATCAAAGAAGCCCAAAAAGAGAACAAAAATGCTGATTGAAGAAGTAGTAGAACTTAAAGAGTGGAGTACATACGATCCATCTAAAGTCAAATCTGTAAAATATAATGGCGTAGACTATGACTGGAATGCAACCAGCAAAACTTTCACGAATAAAAACACAGGTCAAACTGTACCCAAAACAGATATATTATTTAAACGTCTTATAGATGATACTGTAAACAAAGTTGCAATACCAAAAAGAGCAGGTATTGGAACAAAAATAGGTAAAGCACTTGGAATGACAGGTGTGGGACAAAGTGTCAGAGGCGGACAGCCTGGTGGTGTTGCCAAAAAAACTTTAGGTATGACTGGCTCAATTGTAGGTAGAGCGATGGACAATGTTGCAAACACAGTTGCTGGTGGTATTCAAAACTTTAGAAAAGGCCGTAAAGATCAACAGGATAAAAACAGACGTGATGCTGAAGCACCTGAAAATAACATTGATGCATTTAATTTTACACAACAAACAAGATTAAAAAAAGGTGATAAAGATCCAAGAGAATTTACCAGAGACCCCTCTCCTACACAATTAACAAAAGATAAAAGATTTAAAAATCCTAATTTTAATAAAACAGTTGGAGTAGATGCTGTCGCTTTAGATTGGGAAAGTGTACGTGATGGAAAAACTAAAACTGTACAACCTAAAAAACCTGCAACAGTAATAGCACCTAATAACTATATGATGGGAGTACCTAGTTTTCAGTTTACTCCTACTAATCCTCAAGACCAAAATAAAAATAATCCTGAAGACGATTATGAGAACTTGAAAAAAAGAGTACAAGCAGGTAACTTAACTTCAGATGAAGCAAACCAAATTGTACAAATTGCAAACGACGGAAGAATGCATCTTAATAAAGCATTTAGAATCTGGCAACAACAAAAAATTCAGCCTGATATAGACAAAGCAAGAAATCAAAAACAGCCAATTAGAACTAATGCCTAACCATTATGAGATATGCAGATTTATCAGAAAGTTTTTTAAGGCAAATAATACTTGAAGCAGAAGGTAAAAATACTCACCTTGAACATTTAGAGGATAATATTTTTAATAAAGGCTTTCAGGGAGCCAAAGATGCAGTAAACTATCTATACAGTTTACACGAAATGCTGGAAGGAAATACAAAAACACCAATAAGCATGACAACAAAATGGGACGGTGCACCAGCCGTTGTGGCAGGTAAAGATCCAGAAACAGGTAAATTTTTTGTAGGAACTAAAGGTGTATTTGCACAAAAGCCTAAAATAAATTTTACAGATAAGGATATAGAAGAAAATCATCCATCAGAAGGATTGCAAGAAAAATTAAAAACTGCATTGAGAAATTTAAGGAAACTTAATTGGAATACAGTTGCACAAGGTGATATGCTTTATAGCAAAAGCGATTTAGAAACAAAAACTATTAATGGAGAGGAAGTATTAATTTTTAAGCCTAATACAATAGTTTATGCAGTACCAACAGATAGTGATTTAGCAAAACAAATTAGCAGTTCTGATATGGGTATTGTTTGGCATACAGAGTATGTAGGTGGACCTACATTAGCAGATACCCAAGCAAAGTTTGGATTTAATAGCAGTGAACTAGGAAGTACTCCTAGTGTATGGCACAGAGACGCAATAATAAAAGATTTTAGTGGTACTGTTACATTTACACAAGAAGAAAGTGATAATGTAATGAGTGCTATTAGTGAAGCAGATAACTATTTAAAAAGTATTGATTCTGAAACATTTGGTTGGCTAGAAAAAGGAAACGATCTAATAGGTAAAGACTTTTTACAACAATTAAAGGCTCATGTAAATAATAACATCAGAGCAGGAGCATTTGACGAGCCTACGAAATTTGCACAAGGGTTTGTACAAAAGTATATAGATTTCATGCAAAAGAAAATAGACGGTTATAAGACAGAAAAGAAACAAGAAGAAATGACTGAAAAATTAGTACAGGGTGTTAAGTTTATTAAAGAACATGTTCCTGGTATTGTTGCTGTTTATGATTTGTATTTAAAACTTATTGAAGCAAAGATAAGGATAGTTAAAAAGTTAGAAACAATTAGACAGTTACCTACATTTAAAGAAACAGACAACGGTTATGAAGTGACAGGCGAAGAAGGATTTGTTGCTGTAGACAGAATGGGTAATGCATTAAAACTAGTAGATAGACTGGAGTTTAGCAGACTAAACTTTGGAACAGGAATACCAGGCAAATAAAATGGACTTTAAATTAATAGATAAAGAAATATCAGAAGCAAGGTTGTATAGAACTACATCAGGCTTCAATCAACTTACTGGTGAGTCTGTAGCAGAATTATTATATTTAAATACTCTAATAACTTTTTTAATGTATAAAGATGATAAACAACATGATTTTGCAAAGTCTTATGCAAAACAAAGCACACAATATGGAAAATATACACTATTTAGAAGTCATGCAACAGATTTATATTTGTTAGCATATTTGGTATCTAATCCTGACAGCAAAAGTATTAAACTAAGAAATAAACTCAGCAGTAAAAAACATTTAGATAGCCTTAAGTTTGATAAGAAAACACATTGGCAATTTATGTTTAAGTTAGCAAATGATAGAATAACAGATACTGTGGCAAGTCCATATCTGTTTAGATTGGAAAGCCAACTAAAGATTAAAAAATCCATGTACAAGCAATGGCGTAGATTAATAATGGATTGGGAAAATTTAAGATATATACAAAGGCAGAGTGTTACAACCAGAATAGTACAGGAGTTAAGACGTTTAGGCAGAGGCAGTGAGTTAATGACACCTATGACTAGTATGCTTAAATACAAAAAATACAGAGTAAGAGACAAGGTTACTAAAACAGATCCAATGAAGAGATTGGGTGGTACTGTGGCAGGAGCAGTTGCAGGTCGTTATGCGGGTAAAAAGATTGCACAAAAACTAAATAAGAATGTAGATAAATATAAGAGAGCAGGAACAGGACTTGGCGCAATAGCAGGTTATTGGGCAAGTGGAA